ACTTCGACCGAATACAAAAGAGAGATTCGAGAAATGCGCGAACGTATATATCACTACCTCAAGCGCATTGCGGAACTAGAGGCCGAGGTGCATGAATTGCGTGCAAAAGACAGTCGGTGGGTGCAAGAACCATGAGTTTTTGGGTAGACACGCCGTATGTCACGGCCTACGTCCGTAACGAGTTCCTATACGACCAACAAAGCGGTCATGGTGAGTTTACGGAATGTACCGTGTTTGGATTTCGCGCAGAGCCGATGCGGGTGCCGATGTTTCAGATTATGACGGCCTCTGGGGCGCAGTGGGCGCGCATCCCTATCCACGCCTTATGTTCTAAGCCATGCCCTGCCATAAGCCTTCAGATTGCGTGCTGGTGGGATTCATTCAGTCGGTTCTGCGAGGTGCGCGAGGTGCAGTTCCTGCGTAACCACCGGGTACAGGCTATTGGACGCGATGGCGTCAAGCGCCCGGGCGTGTACCTGTTCACCGTGTTCTGGGCCAACGGCGGTTGGTCAGAAATCAGCGACCAAAGCAAAGACCATCACATCATCGTTTTAGACAACGGCCAATGGATTGCGTACCCCAACAACAGGTTGTTGTGGGTAGACGAGTCTTGGATTAGCGGAGACGTCCCGAGGGATTGGAAGTCACCATCAACGTCCTACAGCGTGGAGGCCATGCCGTGAAACGACTTATAAACGCATTAGAACGGTTTTTAACCCGTTACAGTACGTATGACTGGAGGCACGTACCGCCGCCCGAATGGGCTGCCAAGCGTTCTGGCGTAGAGATTTGGTGAGGGGTCGTCTAAAGGCAGGACACGGGATTTTGATTCCCGTTATCTAGGTTCGACTCCTAGCCCCTCAGCCATATACAGCGCACGTTCGTCTCGACGTCGCTTGACAAGGCCGGGAAGCACGCGCCCACCGGCCTTTGTCCACTTTAAGAATTCGTCAGCCGCTTCTTCAAAGTCACCCCGGTTGGTCTTCATCCGCAACCCAGAGCGTTGCAGGCTGCCTAGCCCAACGTTGAAGGCAAAACTTACCAGTGCGTCAAACCGGCCTTGATGACCAAGAGCAGCAGGGCAAAGTCGGGCCACGCCGCGCTCAAACCGGCCAAGGTCTTGAGCAAGGATAGCGTCCACCTCTCCCATCGTGAGGGTGCGATCCCAGCCGTCGGGTATCGATAGACTGCGCCGTTCCTCATATTTCACCGCTGCGTGTGATGGGTCAATAACGTGGCCGACGCCGACGCTCCAAATTAATGCCGGACATTGGTAAGGCCGCGTCTTGACGCCCTCGTGGCATTTTATGGTTTTAATGGCGGCGGCAGACACTTTCACTTTCCAAAAGCCCTTCCACCAAAATGAAACGCAATAATGCTGGCTAGGATTGCCATCTCGTCATCGCTGAATACGTTTTCCATCGCAATAGCAAACGGGATACCAGTTGTGTAGGCGTACCAAACACCGGCAACGTTGAGCGCGACAAGTTCTAGCACAAAGATGTACGTCACAACCGGGCGCACACTGGCCCGCAGGTTAATCATCCACTGACTCGCACCCTTGCCGATCTCAATGTCGTGGGCGTAGAGAGCCTGACGCTCTTCACCTGCGGTCTGCGTCTGGATTTGCTCCAGTTTGATTTCCTCGACTCGCGCCTGTGCAATAAAGCCACGTTCAGCAAGGGCTAGTTCACGCTCACGCTGCGCTGCAACAAGGGCGAGTTCATGTTTCTTGTCCTGCCGGTCTTGGAAGATTGATAGGATCTTAGGCAAGCCACCCGCAAGGAACGACAGGAAGGTACTGATCATCGTCATCATTTGCTTGCCCTCACTACGTCATCGCCCTTGGTCACGGTTACATGGTCGCCCTCTACGTCTACACGCATCGGCTGCTCCTTGCGATCCAGTTTGTCCAACTTGGTGATAAGGCTCTTGATAACCTCAAACTCTGGCTTTTCTTCCTTTTCGACCGTACCTGCAATGCCGTTCAGCATCGAAATCAGCGCGGTCAATGAGGCACCCAACAACCCCATCACGGCTGCAATCTTGTCGCTATCCAATGCAAGGCTCGACAAGACTCCGATCACCACGATGATGGTGATGTATGCCAGCCCATGCTTGCCAATAGCCTTACCCGCCACATCCTTGGCGCTGCTGTTGGCTTCAAGCCGCTGGAGTTCAGCCTTGATCTGTACCTTGAGCAGTTGGATGTCGTCGTTCATTTGATGGCGTCCACCAGCATAGAGGTCATGGTTCCCAGCGCACCCAGCAAGATTACGATGATCGTGCCGCCGACCGTCATTACAAGTTTCTCCAGCCGCTTCAGTCGCGCATGGATGGCCTCATAACGCACCGAGCATACGTCGATGTGGCTCGTTACGGTGACTTCTAGTTCCTGCACGGTCGTCATGGCGTAGCCCACGGCAGCGGCGGGGTCACAATCGGCGGGTTGATCTGGTTCTGGATTTGCTGCTCTACAGCGGCTTCCGTAGCGTCCTTGTCCACGCCACTCGCCCAAATCCAGCCCAGCACCTGATCCTGCGTGAGATTGGCATACGGGGTGAAGGACGTACCCTCCACGACCGGGAACGAGCAGGTGCTATAGACGCTGCCGTTGTAATTGCCATCCACGCCGTTGCACTGCCAGTGCGCCGTGACGACGTAATCCGCACCTTCGGGGGCTTGCGGCAAGCAGTTCAGTTGGCTGATGTTCCAAGTGATCGTGGTCATTTCGGTTCTTCCTTCGGCAGATGCGGCTCAACCTGTTCCTTGAGTTTGGCCCAGAGCGGGTGTGCGCCCTGCGAGGTCGGGAGTGACCCCAACAGGTTCACGATGGCGACGGCTTCTTCGATAGATACTTTCAGTTCGACTTCCATTTACTTACTCTCCAATGCGGCGACTTTCGCCTCAAGTTGTGCGACACGCGCACGCAGCGATTGAATTTCTGCCAACAACAACGGAACCAAAGCCGACACATCCATCTGCTGATACTTCGGCGTGCCGTCTTCGTTCACGGCATCCTTCTCACCTGTTACGGCGTAGGGAGCGTGTTCCTGCGCCTCATGCGCTACCAGCATCGGGCGGCTTTGCGTTGCGCCTTTCATCTGACCTTCGTAGACTTTCAGCGCGTCGATGGTTGCGCCGGGGTTTGCAACAGGCCCGAGGATGTCCTTGGCGCGGTAGTCGGAAGTAGTGTTGTAGGCGACCAAGCCGCCTGCGCGGTTGTAGGTGATAGAACCGCGAGTTGTAATTGACGCTTCCGTAGCAAATCGAACCAGAAAATTGTCACCTGTTGTGGCTGAGTGCCATGCAATGACTGGATAGCCGCTACCAGCAGCGCCAGTAAATTTGAAAATTGCGGGGTCACGCGAAGAAGCCTCAACCGCTAGCCGAGTATCAAACCCGGCCCCAGCCCCCGCAGTCGTCGTCCCAACCAGCAAATCTCCAGCCGCCGAGATTCTGGCGCATTCGGTGGAGTTGGTCATCAGCAGCAATGGATGATTAGATATAACTCCAAGGAACGGATTACCGCCTGACACAAATGAACCAACCTGAACGCCAGATCTATCCATCCGTAGTAGGTTTCCGTCGCCTGATACGACATCTAGCGCATACGCGGCACCCGTAACGCCGGGGCCAACTGCAAGGCGGGAACTTGAGTCCAATACCATTCCTTGCGTGAACGTGATGGCGTTGCCTGCGGTGCCGGAGGGGGCGGTAAACCACTTGTGAGAGCCTGAATCCGCCGAATACAAAGTTGCGGCAAAGCCTGTTGCCGTGTATGTCCACGAACTTCCGGTGTTGTTGTAGGCGGACGTGGAAAAAAATCCCTTGCCGTTTGCGTCATAGCCAATTGACGCCCATCCGCTATTCGAAGCATTTCCAATTTGAAATGCTTTTCCTGCCCACGCCGATGGCGCGGCCACAAGACCGAGGTTTGTCCCATCAAACGTCAGCGCCGTCCCACTCGTCAGCACCTTGGAGCCGTTGAGGTAGGCCACGCCGTTAATGGTGCCTGCGGAGAGGGTGAGGTTGCCGGAGATCGTGGCCGTGCCAGCGTTGATTGAGGCGATAGACGCACCCGTAACCGTCAGGCCCGTCACAACCGCCGTACCGACGTTAGCCGAAGCGATGCTGGCCGAGGTGGAAGTTAGGTTCGTGACCGTTGCCGTGGTCAACAGAGCCACGCCTGCGTTCATAGACGCAATGGAGGCGCCCGTAGCCGTCAAGTTTGTGACGGTAGCCGTCGTCAGCAGCGCCACTCCAGCATTCATGCTTGCAATAGACGCGCCTGTGGCCGTGAGGGCCGTGACGGTGCCGTTGGTGATAACGGCAGTGCCGACGTTGGCAGAGGCTACAGAGGCTCCAGTGGCCGTCAGGGACGTTACCGCAGCCACGCCCGCGTTCATGGAGGCGGCCGATACCGTGGTGGCGTTGACCTTGCCCGTGGCGTCGTCAATCGTCATGGACGCGGTGCCGTCCTTGGCCTTGATGTTCGTCACCTCAAGGTTGGTTAGGTCAAGGGTCGTGGTGTTGACGGTTGTGATGGTTGCCGTCGTAAAGACCGCCGAGGCTGCCGAGACGGTCGTAAAGTTACCCACCGCCGGGGACGATCCACCGATGGTGGTGGCGTCAATCGTGCCGCCGTTGATGTCGGCAGTCGTGGCGACGACGCTGTTCAGCGTGACGACGCCCGTAGAGTCGGCAATGGAGCCTGCCGCAGTACCGTCCTTGGCCTTGAGGTTGGTAACTTCAAGGTTGGTGCTGTCTACGGTCGTGGCGTTGACCGTGGTGATGTTGCCGGTCGTGGCCGTGGCGGTCGTAAACGTGCCCGCTGCCGCCGTGCCGCCGCCAATGGTCGTGCCGTCGATGGTGCCGCCATTGATGTCGGCGGTGGTGATCGTGCCAATGTCGGCCCACGTTCCGATGACCGATACGTTGTTCGTCAGCGTCCAGCCGCTTGACTTAAAGTTGATCGTGTCAGCCGCCGCGTCACCCACGGCGAGGTTGCCGTTAAGGGTCGTGGCACCGGCAACGGTCAGGGTGCCCGAGACGTTGAGGTTAGTAAAACTGTTGACCGGGCTGATAAGTTGGAACCGCGTGCCGTCGTACACCACGGCGACCATTTCGCCCGATACGATGTCACCGGCTACAAGCGCAGTCGTGCCGTCTCGCGTGACGTTCTTTGCGCCGAGCGTGTCGATGTTGAGCGTGACAGCGCCCGTGTTGGTGGCGGGGGCGACAAAGTAGTACACCGCGCCCGTAACGTAGGCGACAAGGGCCGGGGTCAGCGATCCGGTCAGCGTGTCGGTTCCGGTCACCGTAACGAGGGCCGCGCCGTTGCTCTGAATCTGGGCAACCGTAGCAGCGTCCGTAGCAGCCGTGCCCGTGGCAAGGTTCGTGATCTTGAACCCGCCCATAGGGATGTTGGCCGTAGGCGTGGTTTGCCCGTCCTTGGTGATACAGGTCGTTAGACCGTTCGCAAGGTCGGCTGTCAGCGCGTTAAACGTGGTCGCGCTGATGACGGTGTTGGCGACGACAGGCTGACCTGCCGAGTTGATGACGAAAGTGCCGGAGCCGTTGTAGGACATTTACCTATACCTCGGTAATGGCATAAAACTAACGGGTGTTTTTCCGGCGGCGCTCTGCCTCTGCGCCAGCCGCACCTGTGATGACTTGCGGCGGCAATGTAAGTTGCTCGCCTAACAATTGACGCTGCAATGCGTCACTTAATGCTAATCGTCGTGCGCCGTATTTTGCTGGGATGATGCCAAGCGCAGCATAAGGCGATACTGATACTAACGGGAAAGATACTGCCCCTGCGCCAGTCATTGCCAAATCCAGAGCGTTTGATCCAACGCTGCCTGTTCGCTCTGGACGAATCATTGCGCGGGGAAATGACCCGCCCATGCGTGCAGCGGTCTCCAGTTCTGGAGAAAGAGGCTTGCCCTTGTTCAAAATTTGCGACAGTTTCATAGCGTCAACGCTGCCGCTTCCTTCATCCAATGCCGCTTGAATCGTGTATGACTTGGCAATTTGCCGACGGGCATTGTCAAATTGTTTTGCCAAATCGCCTTGACCAATTTTGCTTAAATGGCGGAACACCATTTCTTCAAGATTTTCGGCTGCAGCGCGTTGTGCGCGGCCCAACGCTTTTTTTGTTGGGTCGTCCATTGACGCAAGATTATCCGCCGCATCGTTTCTTAATTGTTTAAGGTATGCCATTCCTGACTTTGCATCAAAGCCAGAAACGTCAAGCCCTTTAATTAATTTGCCAATGTCGCTGGCCGCCGCCACATCCGCGTCAGGAAAATCATTCATAATTTCACTGATTTCCGATTGCATTTTTTGCAAACCGGCTTTGTATTCTGCGTCTGCAGAAATGCGCCCTGCTTTTGTTACAGCGTCATACACTTTGCCCGCTTCGTCGCGTACTTGTTCTAACGAATCACGCGTAATTTCGCGAGTTTCTGGCAACCCTAACGTTCGGTTGGCAAGTTTGTTTGTAACTTGCTGGTTGGTCATGCGAGCGGTTTGCTCCGTGGCTTGTTTGCCGCCGATGCTTTCAAGCGCAACATTTCTTAAATTGGGTTTTATTGTTGCCGGAGGGACAACATAACCCTCTCGCCGGCCAACATCAAAAGTACGCTGTTGGCGCGTTAAATCTGGCTGAAAGTTTTGCGGCGCTTGCTGTCTAATTCCCGGCATTGGGATTTTTGCGCCCGCAACCGTACTGCCAAGAAACTGATTAACATTTTCAATTGCGTTTTGTGGTTCTGGCAACCCCATCCTAGTCATTAATTCTTGCGTTGCTTGACTTGGCATTTGCTGCTGCGAGCCTGTTGCAAGGTTGTAGCCAGCCATCGCAGCATCAGCGGCCATGCCCGGCAGGCTTGTCAATCCAGTAACAGCCGACCTTGCCGCTAAACCAAGTTGCCGTGGCAATTGATCTGGCAATCCAGCAACTTCTGATTGAATGTAACCGCCTACTTGACGCATACGATCTCGCAACGCTTTTAACAAATCGTTGTTGTCTTGAGACGGGCCGCCTACCACCTCGTCATCTTGCCAGCCCATTACTTTTTCCTCCGCATTACGCCGTCAGGGCTGAAATACAAATCGCCTGATTTCAATAATTTATATTGAGAATCATTGTTGCCTTGTAAACGAGGAATTTTTAATGCTTGCAACGGGTTGCTTACGATGTCCTCTGGATTTAAGCCAGAGCGAGAGGCAATCCCGGTGTATCGGTCAATGACTTGTTGCACGTTTGGCATTTGGCTTTCAACCATTCCATACGCTGACTGCAAAAAATCTTGGCGTTGCGGCTGTGACAACCTTTCGCCGCTAACAATCTTGTTGTACAAATTGCGAACTTGAACATCAACGCCTGCAGCGTTTTGCGCAGTTGCGAATTCGCCTTCGCGCACCGTAGATGCGGGATCAAGCGCCCGCATATAACTAAAAATTAACGCCAAATCGTTTGCGGCGCTGGGATTCATTGCAGCGTTTTTAATCTTGACAAACGCATCGGCAACGCCGCGATACGGGGCGGTTTGTCCCGTAAATTCTTTGCGCAATCCTTCTGCTGATTCAGTTGCTTTTGGCGTGGCTGGCCTTGAGCGGTCGAACTCAAGTCTTTCACGATCCAAATCAAGACTTTGTTGTTGATAAGGCGTCAGTGTTTCCTCTGGTACATCTACATCTGTTGGAACAAGCCGACCAGACTCGCTTGCCAAATAGTATTTGCCGCCCTTGCCTTTTACAGGTGTTGTGCCAAATTTTTCTGTTTTTGGCGCTTGCATAGATTGCTGCAGCGCAGCCGCCAGCATGGGATTGCCACGCATAGCGCCAACGCCCTGCGGGGTCATTGCCATACGCATTGCTTCGGCAGTTAATTCTGGCGAAACCGTGTATTTTGCTTCAGTTGCAATTTCAGCCAACCCGAATTCGTCTGGCGTCGTATTGGCGTCCGTAACAGGACGACCGCCAATCAACCGATTCATAATTTGCCTTGACGCTTCTTCTTCCATGCCGGTTTTGCGTGCTTCGGCTTCTTCCGCCTTCTCACGGGCTTTCTTGCCTTGATACGCCGACAGCATCTTGCCGAGGGCAGCGGCTGGGGAGGGCATGGCGCGGATGCCTTGGTAGGTAAACTCGCCCTCCGGCTCCATTGCCTGCTGTTCCAACAGTTCGGCGTAACGGCGTTGGCGTTCCGCACGCAGTCGTTCTTGCTCGTATGGGCTTGGCGCTTTGAACGCCTCGTAGGTTTTAATTGCCATCGAAATCGCCTCGGTAGGTTCCTCCCTGCGGGGTCGTCATGCCGGGGGAGGATGGGTAACCACGCGCCCCTGCGCCTGACGGACGACGCATACCGCCGATCTGCGGCGCTGACTCTGGGCCGCCCTGCTGACGCGGTGCCATCATGCTCATGGCGGGGTTGCTGATCGGGCCGCGATACTGCGACGGGCCAGAGGGGCCGTTAAAGTTCATGCTTTGCGGGGCCACGCCGGGCGCAGAGTTTGGCGTAGCGCCTGCATAGGCCAGCGACGGCTGCTGCGGCTGCCTCGGCGTCATGCCGTCAAGCGAGGCGTTGCGCTCCTGCATTGCCAGCATCCGCGCCAACTCCTGTGGGCGACGGTCGGGCTGCATCATCATCATGGGGCGTCGTCCGTTCATGCTAAACCTCCCGTGTTAAACGGGTTTGAGGTGTCAAACGTATTTTTGCCAATTTCTTTTGCTTTAGCGGCGGTGCGTTTAAGTCGCATTTCCTCGCCCTTTTCTTTCATTCGCATTAACGCCATTGGGTCAATGGATTGGCCGCCTGACATGGAGGGCAACGCGCCATAACTTGTGTCAATGCGCTGGTTAGCCTCTTGCAATGCAAGCATTTCTGCTAGTCGGCGCGGGTCAGATTGCTGACTAAAGTTTTCGTAATACTTCATGTCATAGCACTCCGTAGTTGACCATCTTGTAGCCGTCAGGCCGCGTCAGTACAGCCTCTGGTTTGACGTTTTCTACTTCGTCAGCCATTACGCCGGTCTGACGTGTGCCAAATATGTCGTATTCGTACACACCAATACCAAGCGGATGCGTGCCGATGCGCGTAATGTTTGACTTCAAACGGCGATCCGACATGAAAATTGCCGCGCTGCCTAGTTGTCCCGCCAATCCGTAAAGTCCAGACATATTGCTTGCGGCTTGGTTGGCGGCGATACCGTAACGCTGAACCGCTGCAGCGTCCTGCGCCTGCATGGCCTGCAGGTACGGAGTTGGGGCAACGGTCGAGCCGGTGTAGCCTTGGAACTGCGGCATCTGCACCTGCGAGCCTGACAACAACGCGCTGATTTCGTTGAGCGGTTGGTTGCGTAGCGCCATCTGCTGCGCCAACTGCTGCTGTACCGCTTGGTTTTGGAACCCTGCAGCACCAGCCATCTGGTTGTACTTTTGTTGCTGCGCGGCATTGGCTGCGGCTTGCTGCTGTAGCGCAGCCTGCTGGTTCTGCAAGATTGACGCGTTGTACAGCCCTTGGATGTCCATGCCTTGACCAAACCGCTGCTGTTGCGCGGCGTTTGCGGCAGCCTGTTGTGCAAGCAACTGCTGGTACGCCTGCGCTCCCGCTTGGTTGCCAAACTCGGCTTGTGCGCCAGCCTGCTGGAACCCTTGTTGCTGGCGGGCAAGGTTGGCCTGATACGCCGCCAAAGCCTGCGCCTGATTCTGCGCAAGGGCTTGGTTCTGCATCTGCTGCGCCGTGACTTGCTGTCCAAACTGCTGGTTTTGCGCAGCCATCTGCGCTTGGAACCGCTGTTGTGCGGCCGCTTGGTTCTGTGCCAGCGCCTGATTTGCAAACTCGCCCGCGCCCATGCTCTGCGCAAACTGCTGCTGTTGGGCTTGGTTTGCCGCTTGCTGTTGCTGCAGGGCAGCCTGCTGGTTTTGCGCCAGTGCTTGATTGGCGGCTTGGGACACTTGCTGCTGTTGACCAAACCCTTGCGCCTGCAGTGCCGCGTTGACCTGCGCTTGCTGTGCAGCAGCGGATTGGTTCTGCGCGACGGCTTGGTTGGCAAGTTCCTGCGCGGTGACTTGCTGCCCAAACGCCTGCTGGCCGGCCTGATTTTGCATCTGCGCAGCGGCCTGTGCCTGCGCAAAGTTCTGTGCGATTGCTTGGTTTTGGGCTTGGGAAGCCTGTTGGCCCATCCCAAACTGCGCCAGTAGCGCTTCGCGGTTGAATTCTCCCGCGCCTACGGCTTGACCAAACTGTTGGGCCTGTGCCGCATTTGCCGCCTGTTGCGCCGCCAACGCTTGCTCAAAATTCTGCCCAATGGCTTGGTTTTGCGTTTGCTGCGCCGCTTGACCTTGCGCAAAATTCTGCGCGATGGCCCGGTTGATCGCATCCTGCGCAGCCTGTCCCGTCTGGAACGACGCCATTTGTGCTTCGCGGCCAAATTCACCGGCAGAAAGCCGCTGGGCAAACTGCTGGGCCTGCGCTTGGTTGGCAAATTGACCCGACTGCAAGGCCAACTGCGTGTTTTGCGCAATGGCGGCGTTTTGCGCCTGCTGGGCCTGCTGCTGCATCGCAAACTGCTGGCCGGAAAGTTCTGCGCCAACCTGTGTGCCTGTAACCGCCTGACCAAACCGTTGCGCTTGTGCTGCGCGTGCGGCTTCGTCTGCCGTCATCGCTTGCCCAAAGTTCTGCGCGATTGCCGCATTTTGCGCTTGCTGGGCGGCTTGCTGCGTCTGGAACCCTTGCAGGGCGCCCTCGCGGCCAAACTGTTGCTGCGCCATCTGCTGCCCAAAGCCCTGCGCTTGCGCGGCGTTCTGGGCTTGTTGCGCGGCTAGGGCACGCTCAAAGTTCTGTTGCTGCGCTTGGTTTGTTGCCTGCTGCGCTTGTTGGCCCATGCCGAACGATGCGATCTGCGCCTCACGGCCAAACTCGCCCGCCTGCATCCGCTGCTGGAACGCCTGCTGCTGCGCCATGTTCTGCGCTGACTGCGCGGCAAGGCTCTGCTGGAAGTTTTGTGCAAGGGCTTCGTTGTAGAGGCCAAGCCCCTGTGCGCCCATGCCAAACTGCGATTGCGCGGCTTGGTTGGCAAAGTCGGCCAGCGTCTGCTGTTCGGCAAGCCCTTGTTGGCGCATCTGCGCGTCAAGGCTGATGCCCTGCAGTGCTGCCTGCGTGCGCAAGTCGTTTTCGCGTTGCCCTTGCAACTCCATTTCGGCGTTGTAGGCCTCACCGCCGGGTCGCAAGCCTTGGTTGACAAGGCGCTGCTCCAACTGCGCACGCTCGCGCTGCAATTGCGGGTCAAGGCGCGACATGATGGCATTTTGCGCCGTCATACCAGCGTTGACCGGCATCGCGGCTAGTCCTTGCGTCGCTAACTGCCGCTGCAGTTCTGGCGTGGCAAGTTCGCCGCGTGCGTAGCCAAATCGACCCTCTTGCACGTTGCGGGCAACGTCGCCCACGCCCGACAGGTTGAGGTTTTCCTGCAACGTCGGCGCGGCAGGCCCGCCAATGGCGCGGCCAAACTGATCGTAAGACGGCGCAGTGCCGAGTTCGCCAATGCGGCTGGCGTCAAACCCGCCAAACGCGAGGCCAGCAGGGCCGCCACCGGCCATACCAAACTGATTAGCGCCGACGCCCATCTGTGCGCCGCCAACGCCGGCAAGGTTTAGTCCCTGCACGCTCGGCGCTGCAGGGCCGCCTTGCGCGGTGCCAAACTGACCGATCCCGCCCTGCACGCCTTGCAGGCCGCTGGTGTCAAGGCCGCCAAACTGCACTGCGCCCGGGCCACCCGCTGCAAAGCCGTACAGGCCTGCGGCTGGGCCACCGCCCGCCGTACCAAACTGACCGGCACCGGGGGCGCCCGTAACGCCACCAACGCCGCCGAGGTTTAGTTGACCGAGGTTTGCAGCCTGCGGGCCACCCGCCGCCATGCCAAACATTCCAGCCTGCGGGCCGCCAGTCGCTCCAAAGGGCGTCACATTGGCCCGTGCGCCGCCAAACTGGCCGAAATCAACCTGCCCCGGTAAACCTGCGCCTGCGGCCATACCGCCGGTTCCGGCTTGACCCATGCCGGTGATATTCGGTGCGCCAGAAACCTGCCCAAAACCGCCCAGATTGCCGTACGCGTAACCTTGGCCGACGCCGTAGTAGTCAGGCGTGCCGAAAGCCTGCACGGCTGACCCTGCAGTGCCCGTGGGGGCAAATTCGCCTTGCAAGGCGGGGCCAGCAAACGACCGCGTAGGCGCATAGCCAGCAGCAGAGGGGGCACCTTCAATCGTGCCGCCCGTTCCTTGTGCAACGCCTGCAGCCTTGCCAATTGCGCCCAAATCGGGGGCAGCGGCAGTAGTGCCGTAATCGCCGTACCCCGTAAGAATGGGCGACAACGAGGTTAAAAAGTCTTTGTTGAGGTATGTGGAAAGGTCACCAATTTCGCGCTGGCCGAGCGATGCCATCGCTTTTTCGGCTTGCTGCTGGATGTCAAAAATGTTCTTGGCTTCGCCCGTTAATTCTTGACGGACGGTTGGTTGTTCGATGTAGGAGGTGAACGTTTCGCGGTCAGGTTCTGCGATGCCTTCCACGCCCGCCGCTGACTGCGCCCTAAATTCGGCCAAAGCCTTGTCGTAGCCGGTTTGGTTAAATTGCGGCGTTTTCTGCCACGAAACCGTCTGACTCGCCGTTGGCGTGTAGACGTTGGGATTGCTCATGTAGGCCGACTGGCGTGCGGCCTCAATGTTCTCTTGCCCCTGCTGACGCGCTATTGCGGCGTAATCAGGCGTTGGCGGTGGCGCTGGTGATCTTTTGCCCATACCGAGGCTCCAAATATCGACACTTGTCAGGTGTCTGTGTCATCAAAACAATGTCCCCAGAGTCATGCGCGGCACCTTTAATCCGCGCTTCCTCCGAAAACCCCATCTTGCTGACCAATGCTAGCGCCCGGGTATGGTTGCTGCTGATTGGCCCTATGATCTTATCAACTTTTGCGACGTTGTAGGGATAGTCGTACACCGCCGCCAAATATGCGGGGGTAACGTGTTGCCAAACGATGTGGCACATCACGCTGACCCCGTTCCAATTCTCGTAAACCGTCCCGGCGACCAATTCGCCGTCACGCTCTAGCCCAATGGCAACCGACCGCTGCGGGTCAAACCCGCCCTGCGTCTGCTCGGTTACCCATAGGCCCACCTTGGGGCCGCTGACTATATTCCAGCCCATCCGATCTGATACACCACGTCAGTTGAGGCCCACTGAATCTGCAAGTTTTTGCTGCTGCTAGTGAACGAAATTGCGCCCGAGTAACCCAAACCCGTCACGCCCGATTGGTTGTTCGTGATGACCACATCCGAACCCCACAACGCAACGTCCCACAACCCAATGCCCCACAACCCTGCGGTAGTTGGCGAGAACGACAACGCGCCCGTCTGGTCAACCGTCTGGAAGTCGGTGTTGATGCCAATGACGATTTGCGGCTGGCCGTTGCTGAATATGCTAGGCCGTGCGCGGGTGAAGTATTTGATGACGCCACGCGTTTCAAAGTAGTTGAACGCCTGCAGAGCCTTGGTCGGGATCGGCTCGCTGTCGTCCATGTAGCCGTTGTCGCCCGTCGTCCACGCCCTTGCGACGTAGGTATTGCCGCCAAAATACGGTTCGCTGCCTACCAGCGCCCACGAACTTGCGTTCCAACCCGTAAAGTTGCACCACGCTTTTGTGATGTTGTTCATCACAAACTGCTGCTGCCCGGTGCTGACCGGCACATTGACGATTAGGGCGTTGTTCAGCGGGTTATAGAGCAGCGCCCAGCCAAATGTGTCCTTGTAGGTGCGTGCGGCTGACGCAAACGCGCCCTGTATCTTGTCTGACAACGCAATGTTGGGGTCAAGGCGCGAGGATTGCAGCGCAGAAGCAAACGGAATAAGCCCGTCAAGCGTCAAAATCAGCAAGTCGCCGCCGTATTTGGTCACGCAGCGCCGACTGATTGGCTGGCCGATGATCCACACGCCAATCAACGACCATGTAGACGCGCTGGTGGGATCGGTGCCGCGATATACGGCCACCTCGCCCTTGTCGCTTATCAGCACAAGGTTGTCGTCTACGCCATAGCCCGCGTCAATCGTCCACGTCGCCATTGCCGTGAGTTTGCCGCCCAAGTGCATGACGCTGGACAGGTCAAGGACGTTGGCCGCGCCGCCTACAGACGACACCGGCAAATACCACGCCTTAAGCGTGTTTTTCTGGATAAACCACACCCTGTTTTTAAACAGCGTGGGGCTTTCCAAATCGGTGGTGGTGACGCCCGTGATGGCGGGCGTGGATGCGGCATCAATCGGTGTCCATGTGGTGCCGTTGTAAAGCAGCGGCTTGTCCACGCCGTTTGCGGCATACAGGTAACTGCCGCCGCCCGTCGTGACGTTGGTGTACTCCCATGCGGAGTTGGACAGGCTGGCAACTAGCGCCGTGCCAGCCGACCCTGCTGAGGTCACGTCGTAGATGTTGCCCGTGGAAATGGCAAACAACTTGATGGTGCTGCCAGCGTTGTACGTCATCAGCGTATCAACGGTGCCCGGCAACCCGGTCTTATGCTTGGCAAATCCGCCGCGCAAATTGACGTTGCTTACGCTCGGGAACATATTTTCCAGATACACGGCGTCGGTCGGTGCCATGTTCGCCAGTGCGTCCCGAGCGTTCCAGCCGCCCACCGGGGCAGGCAACGACGCGACGTTTGCCGTCGTGCGCTGGACTAGCCGCCTGCGTACCGGGCTAGCCATTACTGGCTATCCGTGCCGTAGCCGCTATCGGGGATGTTGTCGTACCCAATCAGTACGGTTCCCGGTCGCGGTGCAAACGAGAGGTTGGCGGCGGCTACGTCTTGGCCGATGGCGGTCTCCAGTTCTGCGAGGTAGTCGCGGTACAGCGCCGTGGTGTCAAAGCCCTTGGCCTCAAAATACTTCAGTTTGGTGCCCAGAACCATCACGCGGTCGGGATACACGCAGGTATCAGTGTCGGCGGTAAAACTGTTTTTGGGCACGCCGAGGGCGTTATAGGCCCATGCGTTGCTGCGGTACTCAAACCCGAGCAACTCGCCTGCGTTCATGCCCGGCCAAATCTGGAAATACGGCCCAAGCAATCGCCAGCGGATGCGGGGGCCGGTGCTGATATAGCCCGACAACAGCCATTCCCACTGCTGTGCGCTTTCGGGGCCGAGCATTTCCCAACGCTTCGACTTGTCCCAATGTGTGCGGTTAACCGTGCTGTTGTAGTCAGCCGGCAGGTTGTATTTGACCTTTTGGAATATCAACTGCCCGTCAACCTGCGCTTCGGTGGGGGCGTAGTTGACCGTCAGCGTCGTCGTTCCAGTGACGGCGGTGACGTAGGTAGCGTTAGGGATACCAACGCCCTGCACCTGATAGGTCGTGTCCAGCCCTGCCGTCGTTGGGATGCCGCTGATCGTATACGACGACGTTGACCATGTGCCCGTCGTCGTGATGGCCTCGGTGTAAAACGTGTGCTGCTTGGTCAGTTCGCGCCAATCAGCACGACGGAGCAATTCATAGCCGCAAGCGTTCATCAACGCGAGTATCTGGATAACGTCCTGACTAGCGTTACCTGCGACCGTTGCGGGAGTTGGGATGCCCAACTCGTTTGTGCATTGCTGCACCAATTGCACCATCGTGCTGCCCATAACTATGCCTCCGCTATTTCTTTAGGCGGTCGTCCACGACGCTTGGGTGCGTCTCCCAACAACTGCGCCATCTGCGACTGCAGTTCGGCCAATTGCTTCTTGGTATCTTCCAACTCTGCACTCGCGTCTGACCGATTCTTGCGATTGAGGTACTGGCGGGCGCGTTCACGCAAACCCACGCCACCCATGCCAACACGCTGCAACTGCCCGTCTGACGCCAGCGCCAACTGTTCTACGGTGACAAACTTGAGGATTGCCAACTCGGCAATCTGGTCACGGTTGATTTCCTCTGGGGCATCCTTATGCCAATGCGACAGCGGGGTGCCGATCTGCTCTGCGGCGCTTTCGCCCTGCTGCATTTGGTAATACAGCCATTGGCGCGGGAAACGCTCTTTGTGGTCGTCACGGCAGGGCTGGTCAATGATGTTGGTCTTGTCGCCCGGTGCCATGATACGCACATAAGTTTTGCCCTCGTTTGCGCCAGAGTCCTTGGTGTAAAACTCAACGTGCAGTTGGGCGTCGGCATTGTTTACATCGCTGTCTAGCATTGTCCTTGCTCCTGTGGGGATTACAGGTTGTTGACCTGTGTGATGGTACAAATGACTGAAGGAATCGCAGGCCAAACGCTTGTGGTGCTGGCTGCGAGGATTCTAGCGTTTGTGTTATCCGTTGCCCACATCAACTCAACGTAGTGGGTCGGCTCTAACTGAATAATAAAGTTCCATGCGGCAACTAACCGAGCCGACGTACCTTGTAGGGCAATCGTGCTGGCGGTGTTTTCCACGTTGGTGCCGTTCTTACGCAGCCAAATGTAGACGTTGGTCGTAGCGCCTGAGGCTTGATCCAACTGCGCCGAAAACTGCACGTTATAAACGCCTTGGTTGTCCACTACGAGACGCGAGGATGGCGAACCAATGCTGACGCCGTTGCTGCTATCGGTTGTGTTAAACGTCATCGCGTAAGCGGTGTTGATGGATGCCGCCGTCTGCAAAGTAGTGTCCGAAAACGAACCGTAATGCAGAATGGGAACCGCACGGCCAAAACCCTGCAGTTCCTCCCACACGGTGTTGCTGACGGCGTAGAACATGGCCGAGCAGCCGACGTTAATCAGTCCCGAGCCTGCGCTGTTGATGCTGCTGCCAGAATCGTAGGGGTATACCAACAGCGGATTTGCCCCGCCGTTACGCACAATGATGGTTTCACCCATCTCGGTCGGAGGCAATCTAACGCCCGCGCCTGCGGCTACCGTTGTGACGTTGTTGTAAACGTAGGTGATGACCGTAGCGTTGCCAGCCGATGTGCCCGCAGCCACGACCGAGGCGTTGCCGTCACCACAGATGGACACCGTGGATAACTGCGAGACGCCCGAGCCGAGTACACGGGACGGGATTGCCATTACGCTGCCTGTGCCGTATCCCGACGGCAGCGCATGATCTCTGCAATCAGTCCCGGCCCAACCACCTCGATCTTAAGGTCGGGCATCACTTCAAACAGTTTCTGGAATTCGTTGGCCTGCTGGGCCATTGCGGCGTTGGCGTTGAATTTCTTGCCCGTAGGGCCGCCCACCCAGATGTCCACGGTGACGCCCGGCAGTTCGCCGGTAAACCGTTTGCGGCCGTCTGGGCTGTTGCATGAGTCGTACCCGTACAGCACGAACTTACGGAAGCCCATGATGTAGCCAATGTTGATGGCCCGTAGGCCCGAGGTCGTGCCCCCGCCAATGGCAAGTTTGCCCGGCCCCATCGCCTCCATTTCCGGCCCCTCTGCCCACGAGTGCCACAGCATCACGCGCTTGCCTTGCAAGAAGTCAAACGTGACGGGAGGGCAACGCGAGGCAACCATATACAGCGTGCGGTCATTCTTGCGCTGTATGCCGTTGGTGCGGTCGCGGGGGTCGAGGTTGACCCAGAAATCAGGTTCTACGCCGTTTTCGCATAGGAAGTCGTGCGCACTCTTAACCGCACCGATCACATGGCCGGCAGCGCGGTGCGCCTTGATGTCGTCAATGTAGTTCGGCATAGACCACCCGCTCGCCACCAGCACCATGGTTGCATCGTGCGTGATGGGAGCGAGGGTCAGTTCTGGTAGACCACGGGCAAGGGCAGACCGTATGTTGGAACAAAGTTCCTCCGGCGTGCCCGCCGCCTGCACCGTGATCTCCAGAGGCTTCATCAGACTGCGCCGCCTGCGCCCGTGACGTGCGGGTAGCCCGCCACACAGGTGATTGCGGTTGCGCCCGATGCCGTGGCGGTTGCCACGATGCCAGCCACAAGGCCGACGCCGTTGCCTGACACGGTGGCGTCATCCA